ATGCACAAGGAGAGCGCGAGGCAGACTTTATTAATATCATCGTATTTAAAAAACAAGCAGAGAACGTTAATAAATACCTATCTAAAGGATCGTTGACGGGCGTAGATGGTAGGTTACAAACGCGGAATTATGAAAATAAGGAAGGTCAACGTGTATATGTTACGGAAGTTATTGCTGATAGTATTCAATTTTTAGAACCGAAAAACTCAAATGACACTCAACAAGATTTATACAAACAACAAGCGCAACAATCACGTGGACAGTCTCAATATCCATATAACAAACCAGTAAAAGATAATCCGTTCGCAAATGCGAATGATCCTATTGAAATAGATGACGATGATTTACCATTCTAATTTAACCGGTTTGAAAGTGAGGTGTGTATATGACTGGTTGGATAAAACTTCATAGAAAACTATTAGATTCGCCTATTTTTCAGAACGAAAAGTTATTCAAAGTATTTGCATATTGTCTTATGAAGGCTAGTCATAAGGATCATACACAGCTTGTTGGCAGACGAGTTGTTGAATTAGAAAAAGGTCAATTTGTGTTCGGGAGAAAGCGAGCAAGCGAAGAGTTGCGTCTCAAAGAATCCACAGTAAGAGACTACATAAAGCTTTTAGAAAACCTTGGAACTATCGTCGTAAAGTCCGACAACAAATTTTCTGTTATAACCGTTGTCAATTGGGCGATTTATCAAAGTATGGAAGAAAATTCCGACAGCAAAAACGACAACAAATCAACAACAAATGGACAACAAATCAACAACAAATCAACAACAAATCAACAACAAATCAACACAAACAAGAATGTAAAGAATGGGGATAATGTAAAGAATGATGAGAATGAGAAGAAGAAGGCAGTTGCCTTCGACTTCTTCCAAGATAACGGATTCGGTTTCATAACTCCTTACAATTTAGACGATTTAAATTACTATCTTGATTCATTTGAAAATGATTCAGATGAAATAGTTACCGCATCACTTAAAATCGCTAAAGACAGAAACAAAGTTACTTGGGGATATGCTAAAAGCATTTTGAATACATGGCTTAATGCAAACTTGAAATCTATTGAACAAGTACGTGCATTTGAAAAGCAACAACTTGAAAGCAAAAAACAAAATTATAAACCTTACGTTAAACAATCAAAAGAAAAAACGCCTAAATGGCTCACAGACGGCACGAGAGAAACGAAAACGCCGGAAGTAGATGAAAACCTCGAGAAAGACAGAGAGGCTTTTATTAAGCGTCTAAATAGCAAATGGGAGTGATTGAAAATGGATGCATTTGATAAATACTATCTATTTGATCATGACGGCAACAAAATGTTTTCAGTTACACCACATTTTAAAGATGGTCGGCATTTAGTTGTTGGAATAAAAGAAACAAAATTTAATGGTCGTCGTTGGTATTTAGACGATTATGAATTAAATACACTTATTGATAATGAACAAATGGAGTTAGGACACCAAACAAGCTTATTTGAATATATATGAGGGATTACATGGAGATAGAAATTAAATTTAATGAAGTGTTTAATGCGCCGATGGGGTCGCCTCGTCCACGCTTTCGTAATACAGGTAGATTTGTTCAAACTTACATGCCAACGTCTTACACAAAGCATAAAGCGTATATACAAGGGCAAATGCCTAAGTTAAATCTAGAGCGCGCACTAAAAATCGAATTAGACTTTTACTTTCCATTGCTTAAATCATGGTCGAAGAAAAAGAAAAGCGAAATGGTTGGGCAGTATAAAGTGACTAAGCCGGATATCGACAACTTAATTAAAACGGTATTAGATGCTTGTAATGGCCATGTATGGAAAGACGATAACCAAATTACAGAAATAACTAGCTCAAAGCGTTATGGAATTGAGCCCAAAATAATCATACGAATAGAAGAAATATAAGAGGTGGATAAAATGGCGAGAAAAGCAAGGATTGTAACAATAAATGATAAACCTTATAGGTTCAGTAAATTTGAAATGGAATTAATAGAAAGTCACGGTATAACCGCTGGAATGGTTTCTAAGAGAGTAAAAGACGGTTGGGAACTACATGAAGCAATGGACGCACCAGAAGGTACGCGTTTAAGCGAGTACAGAGAAAAGAAAACAATAGAAAGACTGGAACAAGCTAGACTCGAACGCAAATTGGAAAGAAAGCGAAAGAGAGAGGCTGAGCTAAGAAGAAAGAAGCCACACTTGTTTAATGTACCTCAGAAACATTCACGTGATCCGTACTGGTTTGATAATACTTATAACCAAATGTTCAAGAAATGGAGTGAAGCATAATGAGTGTAATCAGTAACAGAAAAGTAGATATGAATGAAATACAAGACAATGTTAAGCAACCAGCGCACTACACATACGGCGACATTGAAATTATAGATTTTATCGAACAGGTTACGGCGCAGTATCCACCACAATTAGCATTTGCAATAGGTAATGCAATCAAATATCTATCTAGAGCACCGTTGAAAAACGGACACGAGGATTTAGCAAAGGCGAAGTTTTATGTCCAAAGAGCTTTTGACTTGTGGGAGCAATGACTATGACATATAACGCGCGCAAAGAATACTTAAACCAATTTTTCGGATCTAAGAGATATCTGTATCAGGATAACGAACGAGTGGCACATATCCATGTAGTGAATGGCACTTATTACTTTCACGGGCATATCGTGCCAGGTTGGCAAAGCGTTAAAAAGACATTTGATACTGCTGAAGAGCTCGAAATATATATAAAGCAACATGGTTTGGAATACGAGGAACAGAAGCAACTAACTTTATTTTAGAGGAGATGGAAATGATGAATAATCGTGAACAAATTGAACAATCCGTTATAAGTGCTAGTGCGTATAACGGCAATGACACAGAGGGATTGCTAAAAGAGATTGAGGACGTGTATAAGAAAGCGCGAGCATTTGATGAAATACTTGATGGAATGACAAATGCTATTCAACATTCAGTTAAAGAAGGTATTGAACTTGATGAAGCAGTAGGAATTATGGCAGGTCAAGTTATCTATAAATATGAGGAGGAACAAGGAAAATGACTAACACATTAACAATTGATCAGTTACAAGAGTTATTACAAATACAAAAGAAGTTCGACGATAGAATACCGACTAGAAATTTAAATGACACAGTAGCTAGTATGATTATTGAATTTGCGGAGTGGGTTAACACACTTGAGTTTTTTAAAAATTGGAAGAAACAACCAGGTAAGCCATTAGATACACAATTAGATGAGATTGCTGATTACTTAGCTTTCAGTTTGCAATTAACTTTGACTATTGTTGATGAAGAAGATTTGGAAGAAACTACTGAGGTTATGGTTGATTTGATTGAAAATGAAGTTACTTTACCTAAACTACATTCAGTTTATTTTGTTCATGTAATGCATACACTAACAGAACAATTTGTAAAAGGTATTGATAATAGTATTGTACAAGTTTTAATAATGCCTTTTTTGTACGCCAATACTTACTATACAATCGACCAACTCATTGACGCATACAAAAAGAAAATGAAAAGGAACCACGAAAGACAAGATGGAACAGCAGACGCAGGAAAAGGATACGTGTAAAGACATCTTGGATCGAGTCAAGGAGGTTTTGGGGAAGTGAGCGACATGTTAGAAATATTTTTAATAGGGTTTGGCGTTTATCTCTTTTATCGCATAGCAATTATTTTTCTTAAGAGTAAAAAGACTATACACACAAACATATATGAAATGTTAATGCTTGCTACTATCTTTATGATATCTACAATTGCTTATAAACATCAAAAGACGCATATCTTAATAGCATTTTTAGTAATGTTTTTTATGAGTAAGCTCAAACAAGTTCAAGGGAGCTATGAGGAATGACACAATACTTAGTCACAACATTCAAAGATTCAACAGGACAACCACATGAACATTTTACTACTGCTAGAGATAATCAGACGTTTACAGTTGTTGAGGCAGAGAGTAAAGAAGAAGCTGAGCGCAAATACGAGGCACAAGTTAAAAGAGGTGCAGTTATTAAATTAGGGCAGTTGTTTGAAAATATAAGGGAGTGTGGGAAATGATTAAGCAAATACTAAGATTATTATTCTTACTAGCAATGTACGAGTTAGGTAAGTATGTAACTGAGCAAGTATATATTATGATGACAGCTAATGATGATGTAGAGGCGCCGAGTGATTACGTCTTTCGAGCGGAGGTAAGTGAGTGATGTGGATTACTATGACTATTGTATTTGCTATATTGCTATTAGTTTGTATCAGTATTAATAGTGATCATGCAAGAGAGATACAAGCACTCAGATATATGAATGATTATCTACTTGATGAAGTAGTTAAAACTAAAGGATACAACGGGTTAGAAGAATACAGGATTGAATTGAAGCGAATAAATAACGATATTAAAAAGTAATTTATATTATCGGAGGTATTGCATTGAATGATAAAGATTGAGAAACACGATATCAAAAAGCTTGAAGAATACATTCAGCACATCGATAACTATCGAAGAGAGTTGAAGATGCGAGAATATGAATTACTTGAAAGTCATGAACCAGATAATGCGGGAGCTGGCAAAAGTAATTTGCCGGGTAATCCGATTGAACGATGTGCAATAAAGAAGTTTAGTGATAACAGGTACAATACATTAAGAAATATAGTTAACGGTGTAGATAGATTGATAGATGAAAGTGATGAGGATACGCTTGAGTTATTAAGGTTTAGATATTGGGATTGTCCTATTGGTTGTTATGAATGGGAAGATATAGCACATTACTTTGGTACAAGTAAGACAAGTATATTACGTAGAAGGAATGCACTGATCGATAAGTTA